GATCTGAGCACCAGATGACGCTATCAGGAGCGGACTTAGGATTAACACTGGTGACGACAAGATCAGCCATCTTGAGTGGGAACTTTTCAGCATCACTGAGGCTTGTGTCAAGCATGAACTGCAACATGAAGTTGCTGCGTCCCATAGACGCTTCACGTTCGATAAGGTCTTCATGGTCAAATCTATCCGGGTCAGTTACGCTCCACGGATCGGCACCTTGGTCGATGTCTTCCTGGAGCTGGGGAGCGATGAGTCCTTCGTAGCTGGATAGCTTACGAGGTACACGAGCAGGCCATACAAAGGGGCGGTAGTTACGTTCTGCAAGTTTACGATAGATAGTAAAAACTGTTTGTGGCGTACCAAGGTACATAATCCTACTATCCTCTTTTGGTGTAAGGATAGATTCTGCCTCAGTACAGAGTTGTAAAAGTTTCTCCCTCATCAGCTCAGTCATGCTGTTTCCGGGAACCTCAATGTCGTCCAGGATCATCAAATCTGCACGGCTACCCGTGAGCTGACCGGTGATACCAACGGACTTAACGGAGGGGGCTTGGTGGGGTGGGCACTTAATGTCAAAAGAAATACGAGACCACCGAGCCGAATCATCAGCGGGTTGCATATGATTCAGCCAGGGAGTCTCGATAATCAGCTTCTGAAGAAAGATAGACATGTTGTCTGCACGCTCTTTGGAAGCGGAGATAATCATGATCTTCTTTTCGTTGTCTTTAAAAAGAGTCCAAAGGACAAAAGCGCCAGTAATCCAAGATTTACCAACCCCACGAAACGCCTGAATCTGTAGACGTTTCGGTCCGTACTGTAGGTAGTCCGCAATAGCGTACTGAGCACGGGTAGGGGATGGTAGATCTAGTTGAGCCCACAAAGCCTGCAAAAATAGTTTGAAATCTTCTTTAAGCAGGTCTAATGTGTTCATAAATTACCTAGGTTTACGCGGGTCTTGTAGTGCAGCATATCGCTGTTTAAAATCTATAAGTTCTTGACCCTTTAAAGTGTTAATAGTTTTGTTGTACCACCAATCTTGTACTTTGTAAGCAATGTCCCGGCTAGGTACTGCAATCTCTTGCAAATACCTGTCGTAAGCTTGCATCAATTCGTCAACATTAGTGACTTTATCTAGACCGTAATCTTTGATAATTCTAGCTTTAGTACGACCACCAAACTCCAATCCAGCCATGTCTAAAATTTTATGCAAAGCCATGGGGTCTTTTTGAGCAACGGTGTGCGTAATTTCACCCATGTCAAGCAGGTTTTTAATAACATTACCCGGATAAAGTTCGTATTTTTCTGGCCAAACAAAGAAGTTTACCAAATCATCTTTATTGCCTACACCCGTGTCAATTAGCTTTAACAGTGTATCGACAAAAGGTTTAGTTTCAGCTTTAGCCAAAACGTGATGCTGTTGAGCAGGTTTAGTGACATCATAAGGATCAACTCTACCAAACTCTTCTTCTAATTTACTAAGAACACCTCTTTGACCTGCACGTTCTTGCCGATAGGCTTGAGACACCCGTAAATCAGTTAGATATGCTTCAGGGTTAGCTTCATCATAAGGGAAAGTTGACATAACACCTTTTTCGTGTTTGCCAATTTTTGCCAACGCTTTTTTCAAACGTTCAGCGTTTACTTCACCAGATGCATAAGCTGCTTTAAGGTCAGCTTTAACTTCTTCATAAATAGCACGCCTACGTTCAAACGTTTCAACAGCAGGTTTAAATTGAGGTGACTCTGCTGAACCAAGACCTGCTTTAGGTGAAGTCCATTCAGGTGAAGTAGTAGACATAAACACGCTGCCACCTTGAATCCTAGGTTTAGATATAGGAGGCGTAAGTGCAGCACCAGCCACAGCGGGGGCCAAACCCGTAGGAGGTGTTATTACATCATCAGCTAAACCTTTAACAGCTGTTTTAACAGTTTGGCGTAAACCTTTGCTAGCTAATGCTGATGCACCACCAGTAGCTACGTCAGTTATCAGAAAAGGATCAGTTAAAGAAACAGGTAAGCCAGTTGCAGCGGCAATATTTTCTGCAGCTGTTTGTGGTAATTGTGCAACTTCAGTAATTTTTTGTTGAACAGGTTGAGGCGCAGATTGAAAAGCTAATGAAATGCCACCACCTATCGAACGCAATGTCGGACCAATTATCGGATCATTCTGATAAAAATCTGTAGCAGCTTGAACAAGCGGTTTAGTTATAGGTGAAACTAACCGATCAATTTGTTGTTGGGCTGGATTTAACTTACCTTGAACATAAAGTTTATCAAAACTTTCTTGAGATTGCCAGCCGTAGTTTTCACCAGCCCAACGTTTACCTGTTTTTCTATCTTCTAAACCAATCTCATAGTCGTTCATTTGATGTGCGATAAAATAAGTTGTTCTCTAGGCGTAGTGCCAAAAGTCTGCCTCATCCAAGTGAGCCAGTTATTCGTTCCTTTGTTCTGATTACATTTCCTGCAGGATGGAACCAAATTTCGCGTGATCGTCTGTCCTCCATAAAAACGAGGTACAACATGATCAAGAGTAAGTTCGTGTAATTCATAAGTTTCTCCACAATAGACACATTGACAGTTGAAGTGTTCCTTAATGGCACGTCGCCATAGCCGTTTCGCTTCAGGGCTAGTCATGGTTATTAGATTTTGCAGGTAGTGATCAGGACTGGGGAGCAGCGGGGTCATGCTTTCTTGCCTTTACGGGCTCTATTTTTAGATGCAATTTCAAGGGTTGTAGATCCATCCTTTTTGTGGGATACATCTTTACCATCTCCATTGCCATAGGTGCCACGTTTCCGATTCTCTTTGTTTAGTTCGGTACGTTTTCGTATTTGCAAAGAACTACTATCATACTTTTTTTGGTATGATTTGTAGTTACCGTTAGCGTACTTAGGACCGCTGTACTTAGACTTTCGGGCCATACAATCTCCGCTGTACTAGTTCTGGATCAATAGTAGGCAAGACACTTGCCAGTTTGTCTAGTTGGTTACCCTCAAGGGCAACACCACTAATGTCGTTTTTGGCGAGCCAGTCACACGCAGCTTTAAGATCCTGCGTAGAGGCTTCACCGGATTTGATACGATTGAGGAACTCAGTAGTTACGAGATTGTGAAGCTCGTTAAACTGGTCCTCAGTAGCCTTTTTCTTCATTTGTCAAAGACACAATAGGTACAATGTCGTGACACAATACCTCTACCCGAGATCCAGGTCGGAAAGTAAATCCAGCCTTCATGATCTCAGTACACTTCAAAGCTCTCACAAGCTCATAGTCCAACCGTAGCTTTTCTTCGTGTCGTCTAGCGATAGCTTTACACTGCTCAATCATCCCACCGTCAAGCGGTACAGAAAAGTTGAGCTGTGCACCGTAGTTATTATTACGGGTGTAGCCTTGAGGCAACGTATCGTTCCCCATGTAAAATGGAGAGAACGTCATTGTTGTACCGTTACAAGAATTACCCCCAGTAAACTGCTGTCTACTAGGGGCACCGTTATTCTGGAATTGTACAGCTTGATTTGTTACGTTACCTGTAGCAGCCGCAATAGGTGATGCATTGTTACTAACTGTTGGTTCTTCTGCTTTAACCGGAGTTACTGCGAGAAGACAGAAAGCGAGGTAGTAGTAGAGGTAGTTTCGATGTCGCGGGTGATGTCGATTGTTTCGATGATTCCCGCTGCTCGTGTCACAGTCTCCAGTTGAAACTGTTCGCCAGCTGTGGTCACCGACCAAGTAGTTGAGGAATCGGTGATGTCCCCACTTGGGGTTACGTTTGTTCCAGACCATGATGAGTATGCACCACCGTAAACCTCAGTTGCAATGGTCTCAGTGATGGTTTGTGTGGTGGTAGTAGTGGATTGCATTGACCCCTGGGTAAACTGTGGGGTAACAGTTTGAGCTGCTGCAGGGGAAGCCAACAACAGCAGTAGAAGTAGTTTCTTCATTTAGGTGGCTCCGAAGTTTTCTTGGTGTCCATTCGGCTGATCCCGTACGATGCTAACGTGCCAGACAGCAGCGAAGCTACGAACGTGGGATCCATCTTTTGCAGCATTCCCATGTAGGAAGCTGTCAGTACACCAGCACTCCACACGAGCACAAGTGCCTTAACGATTTCGCTAAAGAACTCATTCAGGAAGCTCTTCGTTTTGTGCATTTTTCTTTTTCTTGGTTAGCAGTTTCTTGATAATTGGTTTCAAGACGCTAACTGTCCGTTTAAAGACTGCAGTAGCTGTAAGGGTGGCTGCAACTGAGACAGTAGCTGTCGTTGTAGCCGTAGCTAAGATTTCGTTACTCGGTAGTGGAACAGTAAAATCTGTACCCGGTACGTCAACGTAACGAACTTGTGAAGGTATTGGGGGTGGTTTAGGGGGTGGAGGAGTCACTGGTTTAGGCTTCTCCTCCTTCTTTTCGTCCGATTGTGTTGTACCCTTCACACCCGGAGGCGGTCGAAGGTCGTTAGGAGGCACTACAAGCGGTTTGTAGGTGGGTAAAGTGGCTCGTGGTACCTCCAGTACCGGACGGGGTAGTAAAGGCGCCTCAGGGAGCCGTAGAACCGGCAGTACCGGCGGTGCTCCCAAGTCCATTACTTATCACCGAAAAGACCACGCTCGATAAAATCAACGGCTTGGTCATCAACAGTGTTATCAGATTGCTCAGCCAGTTTGCGGAGCAGGTCAACAATCAATCGCTTCACTTTGTCGCTGTTAAGGAACGACATAAGAACGGGACGGATAAGTGCAATCATTGTTCTAAAGAAGTAAGGGTTTACGGGTTGCTATTTTCCTGCGCCTCAAGCATTGCCTGATAAGCAGCAACGACCTCATCGGTCCAAAGCGCCGTGGCAACTGCCTGCATTTCGGCGCACTCGCCGGTCATATCTTCGCCAGGTGTTTTGCAGTGGCGGTGATAAGTGCGTCCCACTTCAACACCATCCTTTTCAACAATGTCCGCACGGCGGCATTGCAGGATGTTGTACGGGGGAATAATTTCAATTTTGTGTTCGTGGCGTTCAGTAAAAGCCATTAGGGTCATCCTCCAGATGAAACGGGTTTAGGCGTAGTTTTTAGCCGTTGCGGGCTTGCGATTTTAAACGTGATAGGAACAACTAATGATAACCTGAGCCGCTGAATCATATGTACCGTTTTTCTGTGAACCGCCACCAGTTGGCTCTTCTTTTAAAATAATAGTGGTTTTACTGTTTTCAGTTCTTCCTACAAGTATATGATTGGCACTAGTAGTAATAGTTGAATCAGAAACCGAAATTGCATAAAATCGGTTGCCTGAAGCTGCGGCAAAAGGCAATCCGGTTATCTGCATTGCACCAGATCCGGTGCCGCTACTCCATTGTAGAAAAGCTTGAATAGTTACTAGCCTTCCTACCTTTGTATAAGTGCCAACGGCACTGGCATAAGTAGCCGTACCACCAGTTGTGGTGCCCTGGATTCCGGGGGTAAATGTTCCCTCTTCATAATCATCCAGCAACTCGCTGGTCATTCCAGAAGCGTTGCCTGCTGCTGAGAAATCAATACCGTTGCCGCTGCTCAGGACAACATTGCCGCTGGTGACAGTCAGATCGCCCGTGCAACCAATCGTTCCACCAGCCGTAAAGTTATTGGCAGTGGTAACGTTATTGGAGCTGTCCAGCGCGATGTTGTTAGACGTTGCGCTTTCGTGGCGCAGATTGGTAACCTTGATCGTAGACATCAGCTGGCACCTCCTTCAGCGGGATACGGGAAACGTGCTTTGATTTCAGCGACCTTTGCGGTCCATTCGTCGGTGGTAGCTTCACCACGTTGTGCTTTGAAGAAGAGAGGGTCAGATTCTGCGGCGTAGGCAGCGGCGCGGTTGCGTTCAGCTTTTGCACGAGCTTTGCGAGCAAGGTATGCTGACTCGTCAACTGCATCAAGCTCAGCTTCGGTAGGTTGGGTAAGAGTCGAATGGTCCCAAGTTTTAATGTAATCACCAGAACCTGAATTTTCTAAAACAATACCTTCCCAATCAGCTCTAGTTTTAAGCTGTGGATAGATACTTTCAATTTTTTGTGATAATGATAACATTATTAAGCCTCCCTAATTAAAGCACCCCAAAATCCGCTCCGCATCCCAGCTCGGAAATTGAGAGTTTCAGAATCACTGTCAAAATAATAATAAGTTGCGTCAAAATAATCCGTACTGCCATTAGCGTAGAGAATACCTGAACAGTTTATACCGCTATAACCGCCATAACCTAGTCTTCCGTCTAAATTAGCTAACACAGTCGACCCATTTTTGCGGATGTTAATTCCGGTTTCAAGGTAATCACCGGCTGTATTTGCTACTGTTCCTACCGCCGCAAGGAAATAATACCCTGCAACAGTTGGTGTAAACCGGTAGGTTGACGTGTTATAACAATTGTCTGTATCAAATTCTTCTTGATTAAATTGTATAACCGCTTCTGTGTTGTGACTAATGTCGTAATTAGCGGATCGGCTAGCATAAAATGCTGGACCATCAGCAGTCATGCCACTTGTGACCGTCTGCCAACTCAACGTGCCACTACCATTCGTCTGCAGGTATTGACCGCTAGACCCCGCGCTAGTCGGCAGGGTCAGGGTAACGTCAGTTCCAGACGGACTAGTGTCAGCAGGAGCGTCGATAGATACGGAGCCGTTAGTGGATCCGTTTAGTTTAAGTGTCATTAGTTAGTGCCTCCTTCGAGTTGGGCGACGCGGGTTTCTAAGGCTTCAATTTTGGAGATAGCCTCCTGCAATGCAGCAGTCAGCAAGGGCACCAGTTTGGATTGGTCGATGCCCTGATACTTAGGAATCGTGTTGCCGTCTTCGTCCAGCTTGTTATCGCCAACGGAAACACCGCTTGGCAATTCTTCGCCTTCTTTCCAAACCTCTACTTCATCCTGTGTGCCTACAACAGCCTCTGGGACGACTGCCTGTGCTTCATGAGCGAGGAAGCCGTCGACGGTTAATTCTGGATTAGCAATAAAATTGAACCGTCTGGGTGAAAGTTGTTTGACTCTGGTGATTGCGCCATCAAGGTCAACAACATTTTCTTTAAGCCTGTAATCAGACGACGTGGAATAAGTTGTATTTGAGCCGTTATGCGTAATTGCGCCAACATTTGTACCGGATGAGTTTTCCCAGTATCCGATATAACGAGTGCCGCCAGAACCTTGATCGCGAAATATCAAGGCTGAGTATGTTCCTGCATTGCTGCTTAAACAAAGCGCCTCTCCGTTGCTGCCCCTTATTTCAACTTTTTCCCTATTCGTTCCTCTAATGCTGCTGGTGGTCCCGAAAAATGTTTGTCCGTTGCTCTTAATCCTCACCCGCTCCGTCGGGTTGGCGCTGCCGTCGTTCGTCCAAAAAGTTAAATAACCGGGATAGTTCTCGCTGCCACCAGCAGACGTGCTGTATCCCCTAATTAATGCACGATCTCCGCCATCGGTATCACAAAAATAAAGTGATCCCAGTCCCGTGTTGCTACCTGTTGTTGCTCCTGTGCCCAGAGTAATTCTGCCGTCGCCAGTGGACCCACTGGTGTTGCCTTCTACTTGAAGAAAGCTGTAAAAAGAACTCCGCGAACTTGTGCCAAATTGGCTAGACGTTCCAACCAACAGCCGTCCGCTGCTGTCAACCGTGGTGCGAGTGCTGCCGCCCGTGACAACGTTGATCGTATCCGTGCCAAACGAAATGCCGGTGTTTGTATCTGTCCCCTGAAGTGCAGGCGTGGTGGCAGAGCCATCCACACCCGAGATTCCAGAGGTTCCATTAATTTGAATACTCATAATTAAACAATCGTCCAAGTAGAACCAGAAGGAATAGTCACAGTGACGCCAGCGTCCACCGTGATCGGACCTGCACTGAGGCCGTTGGTGCCCGACGTAATCGTGTAGTTGGAACTAATAGTTTGGGACACCTCGTAGATAGCACCACCAGCGGATGCACCGCCACCAATGCTTCCCCAAGATGTACCGTCAAACCCTTCAAAACTGTCGGTATCAGTGTTAAACCGGAGATGACCGGCGGAACCAGTCGGACGCTGTGCTTCAGTACCAGATGGCAGAGCAGCAGCACCAGTTGCAGAGGTTTGGTCTACAAAGTTAGTGTCAACGTAGTTTTTAGTTGCTGCATCCTGTGCACCGGTAGGGTCGGTAACACTGGTAATACGGCTAGTGCTTACGTCAACAGTGCCAGTACCGTTAGGATCAAGGGTGATGTTACCGTCAGTGGTAGACGTAGTAATAGTCCGTGCTTGAACGTCAAGGTTACCACCAAGTTGAGGCGTCGTATCATCGACAACATCACTTGTTGCTGCGGCTACTTGAGCATCAACATACGCCTTGGACGTTGCTTCAGAGCTTGCAGTAGGGGTAGTAGGAAGACCAGTAATCGTGCTACCGTTTACGTCAAGGTCACCGCCAAGTTGCGGAGTCGTATCCGACAACAAGTTAAAGGCAATAGAACCTTCAGGGATGGTAACAAAGCCAAGCTGTTGGTCTACTTCAAAGATCGGGTCATCGGTTTGGTTACCGCCAATGCGGAACTTACCGTTGTGATCAGTAATAGCAGTCCAGACTTTACCGTTGTTAGATTCAGTAATTTGACGTGCTTCATTAGGCACACCACCGTTCTCAGGCAGTGCGGTGTAGTTAGTACCAGAGCCCACGTACTCCATCGTGTGACCGCTAGAAGCGATCATGGAACGGAGCCAGAACTGAACGTTATTAGTACCAGTATTGACTTGAACACTGAAACCAAGGTTATTACTACGGTTAGTAGGATCAGGACGACTAATCGTTACAATCCAATCACCAGTGTAACCAGCAGGATCAGCGTCAAAAGTCGTTTGATCTTGAGGAACAACGTTAGTAATAGGATAGATCTCTGCGTCACTGTTCACCGACAGCAGCATGTTGCTAGCTGGACGGGTAGAAGTACCATGCCAGGAAGCATCAGCCACACCGTTGCTAACACGAATAGTAGTGTCGTTAACGTTAGCTTGGGTTACGCAGTCAGCGGTAAAGATGTTGGTAGTAGAACGACCATCAGCAACCAAAGAACGATCACCAAAGTCAGTGGTAGAAGCAGCAAGGTTAGCCTGACCACCATTCAGACACTTGATATGATAAGTGTTGAAGAAAGCGTAGCTACTAGTGATCTGGGTGTAACCGTTGTTAGTAACAAGGATACCAGGACCATTCAGTGCCACGTGGGTGTAGCTGTCAGCCACCATAGACCGCAGGGGACTATCGGCGTGAGGAGTTGCACCGTTGACCAGCAGACCACCGCCAGTAGGAGCGGAGTCAGTGTCACCAGCTTGACCACCACGGGGACGGTGAGACCTCAGGTCATCGTTGTCAATCTCCGAGTCAGAGAAGTTAGTACAATTCTGGATGTAAGGAGACTTGGTAATAAATGCATTATTATAGAATGCAAAGTTCCAACCTTGATCAGTAGGCAGAACGGCGTCAAGCGTGTTACCAGTACCCGTACCAGCTTGCATACCGGTAAGCGTCAGGTTAGCAATGTATGAACCGCTGTTCAACTCAAACAGGTTGTTGAGTTCAGTTGCAGAGGTAGGATGTACAATACAGCTACGCAGTGCTTGACCGATAACAGAAACGTTACGGCGTTTAATTTGCAGAGGTGCAGTTTCCTGGTAAGTACCAGCAGCAACTACAACAATCTGTCCGTCACCGTTACCTCCAACAGTGATCTGAAGACCAGAACCGCTACCACCCAGGTTAGCAGCATCAGCCGACAGAATGTCACCGATGTTGTAATCCTCAAGGGTCGTGGTGCTGTTAACAGTAACAGTAGTGACAACACCAGAGGCGTTGACAACGATGTCAGCAGTCAAACCAGTACCAACACCACCAGTCAGTGCAACAGTGTTGTAGGTACCTTCGACGTAACCAGAGCCACCATTAGTGACACTAATGTTAATCTCTGCGTTGATTTGGTTGATAGCAGCACGGATAGTCTGCTTAGGACGGCTAACACGGTGACCGTCGTTAGCGTCGTCACCACCTGCTCCATCCACATAAACAACGTTAGGCTGTTCGGTAAACGTACCACCAGAGGTGATAGCAGACCAAGCCGAACCATTCCAAACAGAAAGAGTCAGGTCGTTATCAACGTCAACCCACACACGACCTGTACCAATACCGGTACCAGACGGTGCAGAGTTTTGAACGTAGTTCTCGAAGCGACGGATAGCAGCAGATGAAGTGAAGACAGAATCATCATCACCAGCAAGATCATAGTCAGCATCTTGCTCAGATTGAGTAATGATGTCCTCAGCCTTGATACGATCCAGGTCGATGTTAGCAAGACCAAGAGTGATCGTACCGTCACCATCATCGGTTACGGTGATACCAGTGCCATCGGTACCAATATCATTAGTGATAGCAGTATCAATACGGTTATCAATCGCAGCAGTCGTGGCAATAGTATCGTCATTGTCAGGCCAAGTCTCCGAACTAGTAATAGTTTCATTTAGTTCATCTTGGAAACGAGCGTCAATGGAAGCCGTAGTTGCAACGTGATCATCATCACTTACCCAAGACTCTGAACTAGTAATGGTCTCGTTAGCTTCATCCTGGAACCGTGCATCCAATGCAGCGGTTGTAGCAATCTTAGTGTCGCTGCTATCCCACGTGTCACTGGACTTTACAGTATCTGTGTAGTTGTTCCAATAATAGGTGTTGATGTATTCTTCAACCTCTTCAGGAACTTCCTGGCAGAATGCTTCCTGAATAGCATAGCGAAGCTGTTCAAAGTTCCGGTTCAAGTCATCCGAACGAATGGCAGAGCCAGGGTTGAACAACGCCCGGATGTCGTCAAGTTTGGTTAGACGACGAATCCGAACATTATCTACCCCAGCCTCAGGAGTTGAAGGCGGAGCAGTGCTAGTAAACTCTACAATAGTAGGGTTAGCATCGGTTACCTGCCACGGATAGGTACCATCAGTCGTGAGCTTTTCGTCCCATTCTTTAGTTGTAGCGTTCCAGAAATAAACGTGGATCTCAGATTTGAAAATGTACGGGAAGTCAAATGAGAACTGTGTCTTAGTCCCATTACCCGCTTGAATTGTTTGTACGTCAGTACACGACATAATTAGTTAAGGTGTAAGTTTACTTACGAATTGACAGGGTGGAATCTAATACAACACCTTGCCTACTTGCAGCTTGTTTCAACTGTTCTTCCACTTGCAGTTGTGCAAACTTCTGCTGAAGACCAGGATCAAGACGCGCATAAGCTTGGTTCTCTGCGAACCTTTGAGCAGCACGAAGACGTTCGTGAATACTATGCCACGTTGCTAGCTCAGGAGCTTTACCTTGACGGCGGAGTTGTTCAAAACTTTCCATAGATCTCCACTGTGTATTACTACGCATAACTTCCTGGATACCAGTACGGAAAATACCGTCTTCACCCATAATACGCAGCAGTTCTGACCGCATCTGTTTAGGAATTTTTACACCATCTTTGGTTTTAAACAAAGTAGCAGTGGGATACTCAATTTTCTGTAGGAATTGTTCTTCTTCAGAAGGGGTATCGTGGATGGGGAATGGCATATAAGCATTCCATACACGTTGCAGGAAACCATAGCTATTCACTTTCTTACCACTTACAGGACTGTAGATAAATGGATCTGCAGTCTTAGGATCAATTTCAGCAGCAAATCGGTTAAGATTCTTACCGTAGCTGTAAACGTCTTCGTCTACAATACGGAGACCGTCAGCAAAGATACGGCTCCACTCACCACGTTGAGAGGCGAGAGGACCAAGACCGTTCAGGAAACCAGCTGCCCAACGAGTGGCAGCAGAAGTATCTCCGCTAACAATTTGAAGCAAAGGACGAATACTAGACAAACCAGTGTTGTCGGTAGTAGCAGCACTAATAACAAAAGCAAACTTAGGTAGAATAGTTTCAATACCTTGTGCACCAATACTATCAAAATTATCAATAGTATTAACAGTAGATGCAATCCAGTCGGCTAAAACACCCAAACCTTTGTAAGAGTAGTATCTACCATCTAAACCTTTAACACTACGAGGTTTCCAGCCTTGCTGTATACGTGCTCTTTGGATTTGAGGATCATAGTGCCCATCTCCAGTAATGCGATCATCACCGAACAACGACACAACACCCATCACTGCAGAGGTACCAATAGCTTTACGTCCCAAAGTTTCATACTTTAGATCGGTGATTTTGTTGACCTTAGCCAACGTCGTCATACTGGAAACATCGTAACCACGGCTAGACAGCAGGTCATTGACATACTGCTCATTACCAAGTAGCTGCTTAAGAGGAGTAAATGCTAGTTCATTAACATCCTTTTGGAAAGGTGCCCACGGAGCATATTTACCAAACATGGAGATCCTGTTAGCACCCGTAGTGGGGAACATAAGGAACGGTTTCATAAATGCCATGTGCTGAGACAAAGCATTAGAACCATTTACCAAAGGAGAATCCAAGTTAAGTGCTAATTCGTTAGTACTCCAACGGACAGCCTCATCTTTAATCAGACCGTCAGGTCCGAACATTTTGTTGTATTCTTTTTGAGCGATAGGAGCCAGGTTCTCTTTAGTAAGAGGTAGCCCAGATTCCATCAGCTCATTCACAGCACGAGTGTAGGATTCAGAGTGAGCAATCATTGCACCAGTGAATCCGTCAGTTGCAATCAAACCATTAGGACCGAAACGAATCCTAGGATCTTTAGCAAGGGCATTCATTGTTTCAATCTGTTGAACAATGTATTGCATACCCCAACTGCCTTCAGCGGCTTGACTATCTGCTACTTCACGTAGAAGCTCAAGCTCTTGCTCTTGCTGAAGCAACAAATCACGACGAGTAATTGCAGAAACAGAATCAGGGTTTTTAGAAGCTTTAGCAAAGATTTCACCCATGTAAGGCAGAGACCTCCGCAAACTTTCGTTCATGGCACCATAAGCGATGTAGCCACGACGGATTGCATTGAAGTCACCGTGCATAACAGCACCGATAAAGTGACTAGTAGGTTTAGAAATCAAACCACCGACGTTACCAAACAGTGCTTCAATCGGGGTCTTAAATGCTGACAGGTAAGAAGCGTAGATGTTAGACCACATACCAGCCAGAAGCTTGTTTTGAACTTCAGGATTAGGATCAATAATCGCCTTACCCAAATTGGTCGTCATTGCAGAGATGTAGTCATTTAGCTGACTAATACTACTAATTCGACCACCGGTCATCTCATAACCCATCAGGAATTGCTTCATCAGGTTAGGGTTGACCTCTGCAATAGCCCGGAGAGTAGTTCCAAACTGCTCAGATTTTTGGAAGATAGCTTTAGCTACCTCATCTGCTTCACTAATAGTAGCAGCATTGTAGCCTGTAATGTTTGTAAAACCGTTTTGGATTTGTTTAAGGAGACCCACCTTACGGTGTTTGTAATAACTTGCAGAACCCTGAAGTTGTACAAGATATTGCATCAAATCAATAATTTTCTCTTGCCCAGGTTTAACAGCAGAAGTACCTTCCATCAAACGAACGCCTTCGGACAAGTCAGACACACGACCTGACAAAGAACCTGCCAAAAGAGATTGCGCCCTGGAGACATCCATTGCACTGACTTGCTCACCAAAATTACGGAGAGCTTTGGAGATCATACCAAACCCAGCTTCGTCCATAACTTGGACGCCAGCGTCATTGACTCTAAGGTAAGGTTGGATAATCTGCATAATGTCAGCACGACTCATGCGAGGATCAAACAAATCATGTGTCAGATCCATCGTGGCATCAATCTGATCGTCAAAGGTAACTTTCCAGCCAGCGTCACTTTCCATGCCAATACGGTCAGCCTGACGGAGTTGGTCTGCTAAACCAAGGACAATTTCGTCAACATTACCTTCACCACGCAAACCATATTGCAAAGCAGGTTCAGAAATAATATTACCCAGGCGACCTTCAACAGTACCTAAATTACGTGCAATTCGAGCTTGGTCAATACTGGCACCAACGACGCCAAAGTCATCGACGGTACGGACTCCCAGTTCACCGTATTCAAACAAATCATGAACACCTCTGATAGGTTTATCAAGATCCATGCTTTGTGACATACCGTAGTAACCTACTTCATCCAAAGCGTCCTCTTGGCGTAGCATACCCAAGGTAACGGATTCTTCAACAGTCGTAGGTGCAGGAGGTTCGTTTGCTTTTAACCATTGCTGTGAAGCTTCGGATTGAGCAACCATTCTGTTAGTTTTACGCAAAATCCCAGAAGTTTCTAGGAAAGCTTTACTAAGACGAACAGTACCTACTGCAAGCTCTAGAACAAGACCAGTCAGCAAATCTTCATAAATATTCTTTTTACGTTTTGCGTCTGGTTCCTCAGCGGTACCTAGCGTAGCAAGGTCATCAGGAATAAAATCAAATTGCGAAGGAAGGGCAGCCTTAGCCATACCCAACAAGTTTTCACCTTCGTACTCACTGCTAACAGCACCAACACCAAGACCGGCAAGCGCCTCCACTCCACGATTTCCAAGGAATTTCATGAAAGGAGTATTACCCAGACTCCAACCAACACGTGATTGGGCAGCCAAACCACCAGCCCTAAGTACACCAGTGCCGGTCATTGTAGGCAAAACTACAGAGGATACTTGACGAATAGCTTGTGCTGATTCGTTTTCAAATTTAGTAAGTTTAGGCAGATTAACACCAGGAATGATGTTAATCATGTCTACAGCAAAGTCTAAACCGCCTGTAGGAACAGACATAGCCAGTTCCCAAGCGTAGCGCGGATCAGTAGCAAAACCTTCTACATCACTGCCAACGTTGAGACCGCCAAGCCTTCGCTTATTCCATTCTTTCCTACTCATGCCACGGGCTTCGTAGTAAGAAAAGTCTTTTGTAGGATCAAATTCTTCTTCCGCTTCCGTAGAAGCAGCGGGGGTTGGAGTTGATTCGGTTTCTCCCGTGGGAGCTGCAGCAGAAGGTTGCCCAGCCACTTGTTCAGCAGCTTGGGCATCCTCTAGTTCTGCTGCCCGTTGAAGAGCTTCTGCTTGTTTCTGACCTTCTTCAGTCAGTTGCAGTTCCTCTTCTTCTGACCGAAGTACTCCATTCGGATCATAAGGCATGATTAGTTCAATCTGTAGTAAAGATTAGGTTTACCGTAGTGCTTTTCATATTCTTCTGGGGACATTACCCAGCTAAATGAACGTGCAGAACTACTGTTACTGATAATCATCCCATCATTACGGACAATGCCGATGTGTGGATAAGGAGGGTTACCATTATCTTGCATGATAACGATTGCTCCAGGAACTGGTCCAGAAATCTGTTTTGCACTTGCATCAAGATTTGCTTTTACAGTTGGAACATATAGGTCATCACCCCAAGGTGGCTGGATTCCACTAGCTCGTAGTACTTTGTTAATCGCATAGACACAAGCGTTTTCACCCTTATCTGGACCTTCGCTAGTAGTCATGCCTTCAAAGGTTGCAGCTATGTTAGCCGCTTGGAAAGGAGTACCAGGACGAGCAAGATTAGGGTTAGTTAACACACGAGCATCACCACTATATTTGTAGTAAGACTTAGCTACCCTACGCATATAGTTAATAGTCTCTGCAGGCAGAGGTTTACCGCCTTGCAAATGAGCCTGCATAATTTCAGGACTAGAATGTAAAGCACCTGCTGCAAGGATGGGATCCTTAAAGGCAGCGGTATACACATTCATATATTCTGCAACGCCTTTGATGCTAGAATCAGCGTTGCTTAAATCAATGCCACGGGCACGTGCCATCTCTGGTGACAGCAGTCCAATACCAGCCCGTCCAGATGGAAGTCTTGCATTAGGATTCCAGCCGGATTGTTCCAGAACAGCTGAAAGAATTGCGGGGGACTGGTTTAACTCTTTAGCGTGTAACTCCACGCTGTCTCTGTGTTGAGCAGGAACAATGTGGCGGTTCCACTCAACAGCCAATTTACCGCCTTCATAACCATGGATTCGGGTAGATACTTCTGCGTTCAGGTATTGTGTCAGAAGTTTTTGAGCAGTTGGTGTGTAAGCACTAACACGTTGTAAGGACTCAGGCAGGTCTCCCAACTTGTCAGACATGCCAGCTAAAGTAGCTTGCTTGCGCAGAACAGCAGGCATTCCACCCTCAACACCTTCAGATGCTAGAACAAGTTTAACATTAGGGACATAGCCTGGTTTGTTAAAGTTTTCCAGTTCTTTGGTCAACTCAGCTTCAGTCAAGACACCAAACTTAGTGTTAATAAGTTGTTTACGTTTGCCAGCCTTGAGAGCGTCTTGGAATTGAATGGCTGCTTCTTTAGCTTCTTGAGAAGGGGTGAGGTTTTGGTCTTTTAGATTAGGGAAAGTGAACAAACCTGTAATAGGGTTGTATTCTCGATAGTACCTTCCATCAGGTTTTGTAGCATCTTTTGCCAATTTACCTTCCAAAATACCTGCTGCTTCAACTGAAGCCTTTTCAATAGCAGCTTGATCACCACCGTACTTAGTGGCCAAATCTTTTACAAGAGCGTCAAACTCACGTCCCAAGATTCGAGAAGCGTGTAGGGTATGGGAAGAGTCTTGAGGAAATTGTACAGTTGCAGAAGGTTTTTTAGTAAGTCTGGTCAGACCTTTGCGCTGCTCTTTAAAAACATCACTTTTATTAAAAGGGTTCTGCTTATCCAGTGCTGCCTGCAAACGGTTACCTTCTTCAGGATCGTAACCGAAGACTTCAGTGACAAGCGCTTGTGTTAGAATACCACGCTGTTCTGCATCTTTAGCTGCAAGTTTAAGTTGTTGGATGTATTGACCACCTTGCAAACCTTGTCTAGCTCGTTTAATCCAGTCAGGCGGACCCTCTTGGTTATCGCTAAAAGACTCTTCAGCAGCAGCCAAAGTCTCTTCAGTTGGGTTTCGTTGGTACTCTTCCCACCATGCTTTACTCTCTTGTTTGTATTCAGCCTTATCGGTGTTAGCCTGGTTAGTTGCCCACTCACGCCTAGCGTCTTGCCTAGCGTTCATAATCTCTAGGTAGCGCCCCGCAAAATCTTTATCGTAAGTACCGTACTTACCTTTAACTGCACCTTCACCGTAAACATCAATATTTTTGACTTGAGCGTCACTTAATACAAATGTTCCGTCTGGGTTCATCAAAGTGGCTTGTTTTTTAAGCCAAGTATGAGCAGCGGGAGCACCCTCCAGTTTTTTATGCATCCTAAAGGCTTCACCACCGTAGCGGTCCCAGTCTGTGTAAGAAGCATTATCCCACCTTTGCAACGTGTCTGCGTTCAGGTTTTTAGTCTGTTGAGACGTAGCAATAGTAAGAGCATTATTGTGGACGACTGCCATTTCTTGGTAGGCACCACCCAGCATGTCATGGTTTTCAGGCCATTGGTTGGTTTTAATCCACTTATCTGCAATGGCTTGTTGGACCACAGCAAGTTGACCAGGCTCACCTAGTGCTTGGCTGTAGGAAATTTCCTGACCATTTACAAGAATAGTGTTATCTGGATTTGCCAGTTGGTCATTATAGAAAGCACTATACTGACTTTTTGTTTGCTGCTGAATAGCGCCGTAGAAGAAACCAGCACGCTGCTTAGCACTCATGTTTAAGACACGAGCAATAGCATTAGGATCATAGCCTTTTTCTTTTGCCAAAGCTGCATTATTTTCTAGCAGCGAGGACAAGGAGTCCTGATCGTTTAGCTTAGCAAGAAACAGAAGTTTCTCTTGGGTCATAGCCCCGCCAGTAGCTAGACCTTCATACAGACCCTTTTTGTAATTCTCTTCGTCTTCTTCTTTGCCTAGTGCTTTAAATTTTTGACCAGCAGTAAAACTTAGGGTAGATAAATCTTTGAAAATTTTAGCAGTACCAGAGCTGGCTTGTTCAAAACGACGCTGCCTTTCAGCTTCGTCATATTGAATCTGCTTCTGCCGCTCAGTTTCATTGTTAGAAGCAATCTGGAAATTACGATCCAGAGCGTTTTGTGTGTAATTGGCATTGGACTGCATCTCACTAAGAGTCCGCTGCCTGTTCTCTAAATCAGCATTACGTTGAGCCTGCATATTCTGCAGGACACGGTTACCCTCCTCTTCTAATCGAGCAAGATTGGCATTGCTGACTTGAACTGCATTAAAACCCCTAGCTTTTGTACCAGGGGTGTACTGTCGTCGTGCCATAGTTTAATCCATAAAAGCAGGAGCAGCCCCCATAAAGCCAGAAGCCATGCCACTAATAAGCGGCATAAGAGGGTTAGTTTTTTGAGCAGGAGGAACAGCTTCAGGCATAGCTACCATTGGTGCAACGAAGGTACGTGCAGGTGCCATAGTAGGTCTAACCAGTTCAGGCAACCGTTCAGGTTCAATCATAAGATTAGCTGCAGCTTGCATGTCGGCACCGTATCGTTGCAGACCAACATCACGCATACCACGATTATACTCACGCTCACCACTAACTAGACTTGCACTCAAAATAGCTGCGTTCCTACCTTGCTCTGCAAGAGTAGATTGAATAGCCTTGGTACGTGAGCCACCAGCTTGATTCAAAGAAGCCCTACCTTCAGCTTGAAGCTGTTCAATAAGAGCACCTTCCCCTTCAAACGCAGAAGACGCTAACAATTCGTTAAACGTTGCCTGCTGTGACTCGTAAGCCATCCGGGCACCGATGTCGTTAAAAGTAATCTGCTGCTGATAATTATCAACAGAACCTTGATACTTTTTAGTTTCCTGAAGATAGCGGTAGTCTTGTAGTTCAGTGTCGTACTGCCACTGTTTAACAGCAGTGTCGAACTGGTATTGACGTGCAGCAATGTAATCATTAACCTCAGCATTAAACCTTTCAAGGTTATATGCATTGATCATATTAGCTTTCTGCCGGGATGCTTCAAGAGCTTGGTTCCTGGCTTGAGCAGCTCTAGAGTTATTTGCGCTTGCTTGGAAGGCACCGACAACTCCGCCAATAAGAGATAGACCGCCGCCAATACCTCCAAGCAATTTAGATGTATCTGTTGCCGTCATCCTTAAGACCTCCTATAGAATCGGGGAGTATAGTTACCTTCCCACATCATCGACACCAACGATACAGGATAAGGGAAATCACTTGTCACTTTAAGTTCAAAATTAGTATTACGTTGATGAATAGGGACAATAAACTGTCGCTCACTCTTGACAGGAGAACTATCGGCTGAGTAGTAGTCAGCATCTGCAGTGTGTTGAACATCGCGCCACTCGTTAGAACCTTGGGCTTTTAGTTTAAACTTCACTGCACCTGTTCTACCTACAGAGAACTTAGCTCTGGAGACAGTCAAAGCAGCGGTAAAATCAGTAGTGTTAGCGTCCCTACGGAAATAGAACCTAGGTATAGTTGCTTCAAAGTCATAAGGATAACCAACAACAATGCCATCAGCATAGTTAGTGAAGTTACCTTTTACTTCAAAGTACCGGAAATTGGTACCACTTTCTGTACGTTCGTATGCAGTTGCATAGTAACCAGAATCAGCATCAATCTCTGCAGCCGTACCATCATCTGCTGTAGGAACAGTCAGAAGCATCATTGCATTCCGTTGTTGGAATGGAGTGAACGGTACATAGATCTTAGTCAGATCGTTAGTAGAGTCGTATACAACGGCGTCTACGGTGCCTGGATTGGGCGATACGGGGCGTGTAGCCATGTCTAGGCATGGATTACCCTCAATGGTGCTAGCGCCTGCTACAACGTCTCCTGTGGGGATCTCATCAAGGGTGATAGAACCGATGGTGTACTCATCCTCGTGCTGAGAAATAACAATAACAGAGTCATTAAGGATCTTAGCAGACTGGATAGTACCAGGAAGCTGCCACTTAGTCCACGCTTGGAAGAGGTCTTCCTTACCGTTGTTGTAGTAACGATAGAGATACAGGTAAGAGGTATCCCGGTCAATCAGCATAATCACTGAGTTCTGCGGGCTAACCGTCAGATTGTCCACAGTGTCAGGAATCCACTCAAGTACCACCTTACTGATGTCAACCACGATAGGCGGTTGTTCAACGTCACGCAGTTGCAGAGTAAACAGCTTGCTGTAACCCGACACATTGCTGACGAATGCAGTGGTAGTACCAACATCTACAGGAGCAATGTTCGTATTCATCTCATAGTTAGAGAGTGAACGAACAATGGTAGAAGTAGGAGTCAACGTGCTTCCATCGGTGGTAAACACCTGGAACTGTTGACGCTCAGAGAACACCAGCAGACCTTGAGGAGAAGGCAGCACATCAGACAAAGTAACAGGTCTGACACTAGCCACGTTCAAATCAATCGGATCTGAGTCAATCTGTGTAAGAGCTGACTTAACAAAAAAGTTATAGGGATCGTTAGCAACACTAAAGTTAATGTTGTCCGTGGAAAGGATGCCGAGTCGGTTATTATAAAAGAAAGTAGAAGTAATAGGATCCCCAATAAAAGCAGGTATAGGGCTAGTATCATCGTCTCCAGCAGCTCTTGCTTTCCAAGTAATAGGACCAAAGGTAAAGGTAGTAGCACCAGTGTTAGCCAATTCATGCGGCATGGTAGCAGCATCAAAACCAGGAGACACATCACGTGCTACAGTCTCTTGCCAGAAACCACGCCCTCTATTCAAGGTAGTATCGTAAGCAACAAACACAACATGATAATCATCCTCAGCACTGTTACTGTTTAGTACTTTTACGTTGTGACCTCCAAAAGATTCCAAAGGAAGTTTGGTAACATCTACTACTTGGTCTTCAAATACCTCAATAGCTGTGTTACTGATACCACCTCTAACATCAATTTCAAAAGCTAAAGGTGTACCACCAGGAGTGCTGTAGTCTGTGACAACTCCATTAGCTTCATTAGTTCTACGGATAACGAGGCTATTGTTGTAGCCTTCTAAATACCACCTACCAGTAAAGTCAGCGTTTGAGGCAGCCTGTTGGGTTTCAATTAGATTCTTAACACCATCAATAATGTGGTGAGAGGGTACATCTTCTGAAGCACCAGCAGTGTACAACAACATGTCATCAAATGTTGTAGTAGACTGAGCGGTCATTGTAGCTGCTTGATCTTGAATAGTAACAATGTACTCAAAACCATCAGTCAATGTAAGCAGTTTAATGGTAGCTACTGAGTTAGCAACAAATGTACCTGCTGCTTGCATAGCAGTATCGACGGTACGGTTAGTGATAATAGTAGTATCCTGAATGCTACGGAAGTGGTAGTCACTCTGTTGAGTGCCAGTTAGGTAACCGGTTGCATTATTGGTAACAGTACAGAAGGTGCCATCAGCTGCAGTCCACACATAAATGTTAGTACCTTTGATAGCACCAATGTACGAACCTGCTGCACCACGTTCAATAAAGAACCAAGCAGAATCTTCCAACTCGGTCTCAGTAAACGCATCCCCATTTGCCTTTCTCAAGACACTGGTGAACTGCATACCGGGACGCTTCAGCAAACCGTAGGTGGGATCAGGATAACCATTGACGCACTCAGTAAGTTGTCCTTCTAATTTTTTGTCATCATTTTGACGCGATACACCACCAAGAAAGTTTGGTGTGAGTTGAGTTACTGCTGGCATTAGCGATACAGTGTATGGTAAGGTTGATAGCTTTGGTAATAGTTCTCTCCTTCAGGACTACCAAAGAAGGTAAAGTCCCCTTGGTTACACTCATACTCAAGCGCCATAGAACGTGCAAACGCTTCCTTCTGTTGAAGCATTTGGTACTGGTTAGGATCACCAATAATACGGCTAGACACAATGCTAGCAGCACGTGCTACGATAAACGCTTGGACGGGTTCGGGGATACTACCCCAGTCAAACTCCCACAGAACATCTACATAAACAGTTTCATCTGTCCACTTGTAGGAGTGGGTATTACGGTTGTAGAGTTTACCTCCACGGTTCACACTATCCCGATTCATGTTTTTGGTCTTACCAGTGCTAAGGTCCATCTGTAGGACGTTATTAGGGATCTGGATTTCGTCGTTAGAATCAGGTGTAATAGGATAGCTATATTCTTTATTGAAAGTCCAGCCTTCTGCCTGTACTTCGCGGGACACTTCTCTCAGGGTGTTGAGTGCAATCGCAACGTCCGGGTTGGTTTGGGTTTCAACTCTACTTGTCACAATAGATTGAGTCAGGGCACGCTCAGCTACAAGTTGTGAGATGTTCACAGTGTAGCGATACGTCACAGGAGTGGTGGATTGTTCGACGCCAGCGGTAGCAATAGAGGTACCACTAGCAACACCAGTACCACCAATGTACGTGCCAACAGGAATGTTAGCAGTCTCAGTAGTAAGGGTTGTACCTGCAGCAGCGGGGCTACCCAGGTTGTCGATACGTCCACGGAAACGACTCACCTCATTGATAACAAGAGTCTCTTCAGTTGTCAACGTAGTAACAGGAGCCTGACCAACTGACGCCAGGATCTGATTAACAGCTTGTAGCTCAGTGTTGGAGCCAGTAGTAGGAAAAG